TCATACGAAATACGTGCCGGTGTATACGCTGCTTGGGTCAAACAAAGTCCAGCAGGAGACTGCAAAGGCAATGAAGAAAACACTGGACAAGATGCTTTGCGACAAGAAACTGGCAAGTGGTCAGAATCCCTGGGATATGATAAAATTGTTATGCGAAGAATACAATAAGAAGGGGTGATACAAGTGAATCCGTCGAAGTATAACGAAACTTACCATAATGATTGGGCGTGGTCGCTTGCCACAAAGGGCGCGACTATCCCAGAGATCGCAGAAGCGTTCGGTGTGAATAAAAAGACAATTGAGAGATGGTCTGTTGAACACCCAGCTTTTGGCGAGTCGTTGAACGAAGGCAGAGAATTGGCAAACTCCAGAATCGAAAAATCGCTGTATAAAAAGGCACTTGGATATACTGTCACTGAAACACACAGGACAATCCAAGTAGATAAAGACGGAAACGCAAAGCCCGTTAAGATTGAGACTACTGACAAGCATTTTGCTCCGGATACGGGCGCTATCATCTACTGGCTCAAGAACCGTAACCCTAAGGGTTGGAGAGATAGGCCTGTTGACGATAAGTTGGTGCTTGAGATTGACACAAGCCTTGCAAGTTTATCGCTTGAAGACTTGAGAAAGATCGCCTATGGGGCTTTTGTTGTGGGAGAAGAGAATGCTGAACGCAATACAGCCGGTGAGGATTAGCCAAGCAAGACTTACTGCCGCTCAGAATCGCGCCAAGATATTTATGGCGCGTTTGAGTTTCTGGGAGTATTGCAAACTGATGTTTCCGCAGCACTATTCAGACGATAGACCACACTTGCGCCAGATGTGCGACGAACTGCAATCGTTTGTTGAATCTGACGACAACGTAATGATTATCAATGCGCCCCCAAGGCACTACAAGTCGTTTACAGCCACGTCCCTTACAGAGTGGCTTATAGGTCATATGCCGGACAAAAAGTTTATGACAGGGTCGTATAACTCGACGCTTTCGGAGACGTTTTCTAAGCAGGTCCGGAACACAATAGATACAAAGAAGTTCGACCCGAACATTGTGATCTTCTCAGATATCTTCCCAGACATTAAGATCAAGTCCGGAGACGGAGCCATGGAGCGTTGGTCTCTTGAAGGGCAGCATTCGACTTATCTGTCTACTTCTCCCACAGGCACTGCAACCGGATTCGGTTGTGACTTCTTGATTATTGACGATCTTATAAAGTCGGCTTATGAAGCGAATAACTCGATGCTTATTGAAGCGCAATGGAAGTGGTTCACTGAAACTATGATCTCGCGTATTGAAGAAGGCGGAAAGATCATCATTGTTATGACGCGATGGATTAGCAAAGACCTTGCCGGACGAGTCTTAGAACATTTTCTACAACGCGGTAAAAAAGTACGGCAGATTTTGTTTAAGGCACATCTGGGTGACGGCGTTATGTTGTGTCCGTCTATCCTGTCTTATGAGACGTTCCTGGACAAGATCGCTATTATCGGTCCCGAGATTGTAAGCGCCAACTATCAGCAGGAGCCAATTGACATACTCGGCAAGTTGTATAGTTCGCTCAAGACTTACGACGAAATCCCGAAAAACGACAAGGACGAACCGCTGTTCTCTTCCATTTGTGCATATGTCGACACGGCAGACGAAGGAAGCGATTATTTGTGCTGTATTATTTACGGCGAGTATCAGCACGAAGCTTATGTCCTGGACATCTATTACACGCGAGAACCGATGGAAATAACGGAAGAAGAAACTGCGCGAAGATTGACTGCTTTTGATGTCAGTTTGTGCTATATTGAGAGTAATAACGGTGGACGTGGATTCGCCCGAGCCGTTGAACGACACTTGCGTTCGTCTGATATTAAAAACTTCCGGACAATCGTAAGACCGTTTACTCAAGGCAAGAACAAGAAGGCGAGAATTCTGACATCGGCAACATGGGTCATGCAGCATATCTACTTCCCGAAGAACTGGAAAGATCGTTCTCCGGACTTCTTTGAAAGCATGAACACGTACCAGCGTGAAGGCGCAAACGCACATGATGACGCAGAGGATACGATCACTGGAGTGATGGAATGTTGCACAAAGCAAAAAGATGGAGTGTTGAAAGTGAGGGTGTAATATGACAATGGGTAAGAACAGGATTACGCTATATCGACCAGAGGTTGAGATTACAACGAATTGCGTTTTCATTGCTAAGATTGTCGTTTTCTTCCGGTTCTTATCGGCTATAAAGATCATAAACATCAAACTTGGACTTACTGGAATAACGAAGAAACACGCGGTATACACGATGCAACTGCTCGTCTTGCCAAAGATCACTTTTATAAGGAGGGCTAAAAATGCTGACTGACTTATCGTTTCTGAACATTGGTTCAATGTTTCCGCCTCGGTGTGAAAAGGCAAGACTGGACATGTACGAGCAAAACAAAAAGCTATTTCTGTCAGATCACGTTACCGTGTACGAGACTTCTCTGAAAAGAATTGAGAGAATTATCGGCAACTTTGGAGACGTGATTTCGTTTGTCGTTATTGCTAACTTCCAGAAACTTATGTCGCTCAAGATCGCTGACCTGTTATTGGGCGAACCGCCGAATATTAAGTGTGGAGATAAAGATTCGCCACAGCAGAAGACAATTGAAACAATAGAAGAGACAAGCGATTTGATAAATACATCATACATGGCAGCGATTGACGTTTCGAGATTTGGCACGGGATTGCTTTACGTCCGAAGAAACACCAAACAGCAAGCGATTATTGATATCACTCAGCCGTGTTTCTGGTATCCGGTTGTTTCTCCGGATAACGTACATGATTTTATCGCGCATGTTTTGGCTTGGTATACTTACGATTCGAGCGGAGCAGTTACCGGACTTACGGCACAGATTCACGAGATCGGCAGAGTAACAACTCGAAAGTTTGCTATGGAGAATTACACAATCCAGAAATTGTCGGAGCCAGAAGTGATAATGATGACCGGACTTGATGACTTTGCGGTTATTCCGATACAGAACATACTCACGTCTGATTCTTGCACGGGACTTGACGACTATACAGACGTTGATTCGATCATCTCGGAGATCATGGTTCGCATTGGTCAGGTTGCGAGAATACTCGATAAACACGCGAGTCCGTCTATGCAGGGTCCATACTCAGCACTTGAGATGGACGAAGAGACTGGAGAATGGCGCTGCAAAGTCGGCAACTTCTTTGCCCGCAACACGACAGAAGACCCGCCGACTGAGTATATCGTTTGGGATGGTCAGTTGACCGCCAACTTTACTCAAATTGAGAAGTTGACCAACTTGCTGTATACAGTGTCTGAAATGGGATCGGCGTTATTTGGCGACATGAGCGCAAATGCAGGTCAAGTTCCGTCCGGTTCAGCGCTTAGACGTTTATTGATTTCGCCACTCGCCAAAGTCAATAGAATACGCATGCGTTTTGACCCAGCGCTAAAGCATGCGATCAAGTTGTGCAGTCAACTTGGCGGAACAGATATCACCAACTTATCAAGAGAGAACATCTCGATAACTTGGCAAGATGGCTTGCCAGGCGACCCGTCCGAAGAAGCAACGATCATGGCTACGCGTACAGGCGCTAAGCCTACGATGTCTCAGTTCAGAGCGTTGACGACTTATGACGCAATGTCCGACGAGGATGCTGACGAAGAACTGGCAAGAATACAGGACGAAGAAGCCGCTTCAACTCCAGTACAACAGCCGCCGCAGTTTATGCTCGGTGGCACTGGAGCCATAGGCGGCTCTCCAGCGATTCCAGTTGAGCCAAACACACAACCTATCACTGGCGAAGCGCCCATTGTGAAAAAAGAGAATCCTTTCGCAAAGTAAGGGAGAACATCAACATGAAATGTCCGTACAATAGCAATCAAGTGCAATACACTCACGCGAAGCCGTTAAGATACAAGCCACTCGATGTGGAAAACATCGACGGAACACCGGACAGATTGCACTTGACTGTCAATGACTCGACTTATACGACTGTCTTTTATCAGCACGACTGCGGCACTGCGGATTGCGCGGCATGGCAGAACGGGCATTGCGTAAGAACAGCATAAGGAGGATGGCACATGCCGATTTACACTCCAGCTGATTTAATGGCATTGGATAAAGCCGAAAAGACTGGCGAAGAATACATCAAAGCGCTTACAAGTCGATACAAAGTCGCGCAAGTACGTTTGACGCGTCTTATCACGGAGACCGAAGCCAAAGGCAATAGTACGCGATACTTGAAAGATGTTTTAGCCGGAACGCAGCAAGAACTAAAAAGTCTTACTGCGTTTGGCTTGGATTGGGCAAAGGGTGCTATCCCGCACGGGTTTGACAAAGGCGCTCGTGAGACGTTTGAGAAATACAAGGAAGCACTTACTGATGTTGCGCTTGTTTCAAGCAGCAGTAAGGTCGCTATGGATTTAGTTGAGAATGCAGCCGGAACGCTTACTGACGCGAACCGGTTCATTGGTCGAAGAATCAAAGACGAAATACGAACAACCACAATGCAGTCTGTTACTGGCACTATGCTTACGGGCGGAACCGCCGTACAGGTTAAGAAAGACCTTGTCGCAGCGTTTACCAGAAAAGGTGTTGTGTCTATCCTGGACAAACGCGGCAATCCAATTGATATGGAATCTTACGCCAACATGATCTCCAGAACCACAATTCGAGAAGCGACAAACGTCGGTACAATGGAAGAAGTTAAAGAAGCCGGCGGAGATTACGTGCAGTTTACGACACATAGCGGAGCCTGTCCGATTTGCATGATTTACGAAGGTCGAGTTTACAGTATATCCGGTAAGAGTGAGCATTATCCAAAGTTGACCGAAGTTTTCCCGTCTGGATATGCGACCATTCACCCAAACTGTGGTCACTCTCTTACGCCGTACTTTCCGGAGTTCGACAAAGACGCAGAAGCCACAAAGAAGAACAGCAACAGACCGTTTGAACTCACAAAAGAGCAGAAAGAGCGTTCTGTTGCCTATCGTGCCGAGAAAGCGAAAGAATACGCAAGAACGAAACTCAAAAAAGAATGGACTGCGGCAAAAGCGCTTGCTCCAGACGCAGTTCCAAAAACTTTTTCTGGATATGCAGCACTCAAGCGCGCAGGTGGTCCTAAGTTTGAAACGCTAAAAAAGACAATTAGACGCGCTGGGAATTAAGATTTTGTACTATGTTCCAATTTGGTAAGAGAGGTAAAAATATGAAGATTGTATTCTCTGGCGGAGACAGAACTTACATTGTGGAGAACAATGGGACGTATTACATGGTAAATATACCATGGAAAAGAGCAATGGTTGCCAGTCCATCACACGCTCCGGACATGTTTTTACGGTTCGGATACTGGGATTATGCCGAAAATACCTCCAGAAAAGACATTGAAGCGATAAATGAAATATTGCTCTCTGGTAACTATCTCTATAAATGATATTTATTTTTTCACTTTTAATTGAATCATTGACGAAAAATCTATTTTTTTATCGTTTATCAATAAAAACTAGCAATTAGTGTATACTTCAACCATACATTTTAGTAAACCTCTCCCGAGAAATATATTTACAGGGGTAACTTACTGAAAATCTATACACAACCATACATACCATACACTAAAAATACATAATAATAGATATATAAATAAATAAAAGTATTATAATTATAAGATTGTGGATATAAGTTATAAAGAGAAAATAAGAATATAGGCAAAATATCATTTTTTTGAATAAACTTACGGAAAAACCATACACAACCATACAACCATACACTAATTGCAAAACACGCTAAAAACACTAAAAAAATGTGTTGGTATTTTTTGTGGAAGAAGAGTATTATTGTCTTGGAATGAGCCGCGAGAACCGGACGGTTTTTGCAAACATAATGGAGGACGGAAAGATGCCGGACTTAGGGGATAACATCACAACCACCACGACAGGAACACAGACCACAGCACTCGGAACAGGAACCGTACAAGCCGCAGTGGCATTGCCAGAAGGCAAGGTTTTCACAGAAGATTATGTGAAGCAGTTGCGCGAAGAAGCAAAAGATTATCGGATTGGAAAAAAGAACGTCGAAGCAAAGTTGAAAGAACTTCTTGGCTTGAAGCCGGAAGAAGAACTTGACGATGCGAAAGTCACAGCGTACAAGGCAGATGTTGAAGCGAGGATTACAAAAGTCACAGCCATTGCAAATGAAAGGTTGATACTTGCGGAAATTCGCAGTCTGGCAGAATACGATATCAAGCTACTTGAGAAACTGATCGACAGATCAAAAATCACAGTTGCAGAAGATGGAACGGTTACCGGAATAAAAGAACAGGTCGCTTTGATTGAAGCGGAGTT